TTAGCCGATGCGGGTCGTGGCCCGCATGCGCCCAAAAATGGCGATCAGGCCGGATATGGCGGTAATCGCTTGCAGCAGCGTGTCGGTCAGCGCCGCATTGTCGAGGCCGCTCACCGGCAGACCGATGACGGCCGCGGCGGCGCTCATGACGGACACCAGCGATGCCCAGATCGTGCGCGAAAGATACCAGGGTTTCTGGTCGTTCATTTGATTTTCCTTTCCACTAGAAAAATTGGTGCAGGAGCACGGCGACATCGCCGGGACCATCCGATGCGCTCAGTTGCGCCACACGGAATTCGGCTGCGGCGGGAAGGCTTCCAAAGTCCGAAAGGATCGCTCCCGCCGCGTAGATCCATTCGCTGGCCGAAACCTCGACGGAGCGAAGCTCCGCGCCTCCCGGTTCCGCGACGACGATGCGAAAGCCTTCGATGGCTTCGCCGAGCGGCAGCACGCCTGAAATGCCGCGCGCGCCATGGGCGCTGCTGCGCCGTTGCCAGGACAGGCCTACGCCGCCATCTTCCAACCGCCGAACACGCAGATGCACCGGCGCAAGCGGCCTGCGAGCGCGCATACCGCCGACCGCGCTGAACGAGCGATAGGTCGTACCGCCGAAAAGCCCGCCCACCGGCCCCACCCGCCAGTTCATGGCAAGCCCTGCCTCGCCGCCACGCAGTCCGGCGGAGGTGACGGCGGCATCCAGCAGCACGAAGCGGGCGTCCGCCGCCGCGCCGGCGCGCATGGCGGCTTGCGTGCCGGCCTCGCCGCGCAGCAGTTCGGTCAGCCGCCAATGCGAGGGCGCGATCTCCCACGCCTGCCGGAACTGGAATATCTCCCATTCTCCATTCAGCGCCTCTATCGCGGCGACGTTCGCCCCCGCCAGCAGCTGTGCCTCGCTCACGCTTTCCAGTTCGCCTGAAAGCAGCAGCACCTCGATCGCGCCGGCCCTGTCGCGTCTTCCCTCGAAGCCGGGCGGAACAGGCAGGTTCAGGCTACCCACCGTCGCAACCGAAGTTACGCTTCCCCGCCGCTCGAAACCGTCGCTCGTCGCGGAGGCATGGACCGCCTGGCTGCGCCACGGCCTTGCCCGCACCGCCAGCCGGAACTGCCCTTCCGGGCTGCTTGCCCCCGGCATCATCGGCAGGTCCATGGGCACGACCAGAGGCGGGCCGACGGGATTCCCGGGCAACGGCGCCGGCAGCGGCAAAGTCGCCGCCCATGCGGTCGACGGAATGGAAAACACCTGCCGCGCCGAGATCGCACGCGCCGCGCCCGTCTCCACGGTGGTGACGAGATAATCCAGATCGCGCCCGTCGCGTTCCAGCCGGATGCGCGTTCCCGGCTCGACATCCAGCCGTGTCGGGGCCAGCGCCAGGTTCACCTGCTCGCGCCCTGACCAGCGCCGCCGCATCCAGTCGGCAAGCAGCGCCTCGGCCAGTCCCGGCTCGATGGCAGCTGATACGCTGATCAACTCCTGCCCGGCATGCCCGCTGTCGATGCGCACGCCGCTCGCCGTCGCGGTCTGGTAGGCATTGAACGGATCGGAATAGGCAAGCACCGCTTCGGCCGGAAGATCGTCCTCCACCGCCCGCACCCGTTCCAGCGCCGCTCCCCGCTCGTCCAGAACCAGTTCCTCCGCCTGTATCGGCTGGGCGGGCCTTGCGGATTCGGTCCCGATCCTCACCCGATCCCCGGCCATCGAGACGACAAGTCCAAAGAGGTCCGCCAGCGGCTGCAAGGCCCCGCGCGCCGTGGCCGGCTCCTGAACGACATAGCCCGCGAGCGTACCGTCGACGCCGCGCAATTCCGCCGGCGGGAGCCGATGATCCGCAAGGATGCCATCGATCAGGTCGGCAAGTTCCACCGTCGCCATCCGCCCGGAGATCCAGTGGCCGCGCAGCCAGTTCCCGCCATCGGCCCACATATCGCCCCGCAGCGGAAAGGCCGGGAACGGTCGCGCGTCCCATGCCCAGCAATAGATGCGCCCGGCATCCACCATCCGGCCGCCATAGAGTGGCGCCACGGGATTGGCATCTTCCTCGAAGCCCGCGGCTTCCGGGTCCCAATGGTCGAAATGGGCGGCCAGGAAATTATGCTGCGCCGTGTCGGAGCGTCCGCCGCTGGAAAAATGCGGGATCGCGTTTTCCGACGATTTCGGATCGGGGAACACATTGGGCTGGTTCGGCCCCTTGTCCACCGCCGGACAGCCGAGCTCGGTGAACCAGATCGGCTTCGAGCCCGGCACCCACGCAGTCGGCATCGGCGCTTCCGTTCCGCCGGGTCGATTGAAATGCTTCTGCGACCACCAGCGGTGAATGTCCTTGTATCGGAACACCCAGGGCTTGCTCGCCGCGCCGTCGCTGATCGGCGTACGCCGCCGCGCGGCCCGGTCCTCCTGCGAAGCATAATACCAGTCGAAACCCTCGCCGCCGGTGATCGCTGCCCGCAGCGCCGCGCGATCGTAAGGCCCTTCCGCCCCATCCGGATTTCCGCCGTCCAGATCGCCGTCGCGCCAGTCCGCAAGCGGCATGTAATTGTCGATGCCCACCGCGTCGATATCGTCATGTGCCCAGAGCGGGTCGAGATGGAAATGCACGTCGCCGCTGCCGTCGGAAGGCTGATGGCCGAAATATTCGCTCCAGTCCGCGCCATAGGTGATCTTCGTCGCCGGCCCCACCAGCGCCCGAACCTCCACCGCCAAGTCGCAAAGCTGCATCACGAAGGGATAGGACGAAGGCCCGTCGCGCAGCGTCGTCAGGCCGCGCAGTTCCGAGCCGATCAGGAAAGCATCCACGCCGCCGGCGGCTTCTGCAAGCGCCGCATAGTGCAGGATCATGCGGCGATAGCCCCAGTCGCCGGCATTGCCCGAATAAGTGACCTTCTTCTCCGCCACCGCATAGTCGCCCGCGCTCGCCGCGCCGCAAAAGGCCGCGACCTGCGCCAGGGCGGCAGGCGTCTTGTCGACGCTTCCCGCAACCCCCGGCGCCGGCGCGCAGGTGATGCGTCCCCGCCAAGGATAAGCCGGCTGCCCGCCCCCGCCGCCATAAGGGTCCGGCAGCGCGTTCCCCGGTGCGATATCCATCATCACGAAGGGATAGAGCGTCACCTTCAGGCCCCGCGCGCGAATTTCCGCGATCGCCGCCACCACGCTCTCGTCGGAAGGTGTCCCGCCATAGGCTGGCGACCCGCCGTCGGCGCTCACCTCGCCGGCCTCCCCGCGTGACAATCCGGCCACCCGCCAGGCCGCGCTATGCCCGTTCACCTCGGCATCCACCACCTTGGGCCGGATGCGGCAATGGCCGGCGCGCAGATCGTCGCCGAACCATGTCACGACAAGCCCGACATGCTCGACATTGGGACAAGCGCCTGCAATTCGTCCAGCGAGGCGACGATGTCGGAGCGCGCATGCAGCACATGGCGGTTCTCCGCCTTGTGCTCGCCCTCCGATATTTCCCGCGTCACCGGTTCAGGCATCAGGCCGTATTCGGTCGAGCCCGGAATGAGCGCCACCGCGCGCACGCGGCTTCCCAGTCCACCAACCGGCCGCATCACCTCGAACTGGAACTGCGGCACCCTGTTGCCGAAGGTCTCCAGCGGCAGCCGCTCGAAGACGATATAGGCCGTGCCGCGATAGGCCGGTGCATTGCCGCTTCCCTGCTTGGCGAGGATGAGCGGGTCCGCCGCCTGCGTGGCCGTGCCGCGATGCACGCGGAACTCGATCCCGTCGAGGTCGAGCTCGCGCCCGTCCGCCCAGACACGCCGCACCCCTGCGATCTCGCCCTCGCACAGCGCAAAGGCCGCATTGGCGAAATAGCTGTAGGTGGTCACGCGCGGGCCGCCTTTCGCCCCGCGCCGCTCGGTGCGGCTGTCCTCCTCGAAGCGCGTCGCCCAGATCATCGTGCCGCCGACCCGCATCGTGCCGTAGACGCGCGGCAGGCCCGCCCCTTCCTCGGCCGAGAAGGGCCGCGGCCCGCTCAGGCGCGGCCCCTCATGGTGCTCGAGGCTGCCGATCAGCGCGCGGTCGAGCGTATAGCCGAGCATCGCGCCGGCGGCTGAGCCGAGCGCCGAGCCGATCGGCCCCAGAACGCCGCCGAGAAACGCACCGGCGGCCTGGAGAAGTATCGTCGCCATCTAGAACTCCGATATGGTGGAAATGCCGTCCGGCTGCGGAAAGCGGAACACGCCGGCGATGCGCCGCTGCCATTGCGGCACCAGCGGCGAGACCATCACCGAATGCCCCTCATAGGCATGGATGAAGGCGTCCGGCCCCACCGCGATCCCGCAATGTTTCGCCGGCAGTTGCGGCCGCCAGCGAAACAGCAGGATGCGGCCCGCCGCCGGCACCTCCTCGCAGGCGTCGCAATGGCGTCGTGCCGCCGCAAGCAACCGGTCCTGCCCATCGGCCTCGGCCCAGTCGCGCGAATAGGCGCCGGCCCGCGCCGGCTCCCTCCCGTGCAGCTCGCGCCACACGCCGCGCACGAGGCCGAGGCAGTCGCAGCCGACCCCCTTCAGGCTCGCCTGGTGCCGATAAGGCGTGCCTTCCCAGCCCATCGCCAGCGCGACGACGCGCGCATCCCACGCATCCATCATGGCACCACCGGCCCGCCGTCGAAGGTCTCGTCTTCGGTTACATAGGCATAGGCCTGGTCATTGCCCGGCAGATGCGGAAAGCCCTGGAAATTCAGCTGGTTGGAAAACTTCGCCTTGCATGTGGCGAAGCGCTTGTCGCAGCCCGCGACGATTGCGAAGCCGTCGCCCTCGGCGACCGCCGGGCCGTTGCGCGGCAGCAAGGTCAGCGTCACGCCGGCGCCCTGCCTGCGGTGGACGATCACGCGCTCCCCCTCGCCGGTCCGCGCGCCGCTCGTCCAGTGCAGCACGCCATGCGTGAACCAGCCCTCCGCAAAACTTTCGAGCCCACCCGCCCGGATGCCGCCGGCCTGATCCACGGCCAGCACCGTACCCGTCCCGCGCAGCGCCCCGCCCAGCGTCACGCCGCAGCGCGCATCGCCCAGTTCGGCGTCGCAATTGCGCCGCACAAGCCTTCCGCGCACCACGTCGAGCGCCCGGCCCAGCCCTTCCAGCGTGGCCACGAAGGCTTCGTCGGCGCGCTTGATGCCGGCAACCGTCGCCTTGCCGATAATTCTGAAGGCAGCAGGCTCCCGCCAGTTGACCACCAGCGTCTCGACCGTCGCCCCGTCATAGCGCCCGTCGATGATGTCGCTGTCCGTCACGCGGATGGAGGAAAGCACGCCCTGCACATCGGCGCTGTCGATCGCCAGTCCGAGCGACTGCCGCGCTTCCGAGGTCGTGAACCCCGTCTGCGGCTCGAACAGCGTGCCGTCCACGCTCAGCGGCATGTCATGGTCGGTGAAGCCCATCACCGTCCCGTCGGCGCGCGTCAGCCGCCAGCAATTGCACAGCGTCGTGATCGGCGCCGCGAGATAGGGAGCAAGCGCATCGGTCACAGCAGCACCTCCACCAGCGGTATGCTGGGCATTTGTCCGGCCCGGAAGCTGGCGAGGTTGGCCGACAACTGGTCCGTGTCGAAACGCACCGGCACGTCGAAGGCGAAGCCCGCCGTCACCGCCTTGCCTCCCGCCGGGATCGCGCCCGACGCGAACCGGATCTCGCCGGTCGTGGCATCGAGCGTGAAATCCGCCCCCTCCACGCATTCCGCGCCATCCACCGCCACGCGCACCGTTCCGGCCTGCGGCTTCACGATGGGCCGCAGATAGGCATCGTCCCCGCCGCCATAAGCCTTGACGAGCTGGAACGCCGCCCGCACCCCGTCGCCCTGCCCGAGCGCCTGGTCCAACGGCGTGATCGCCTGGCCCGGCCCCACCGAGCGCATGTCGAAAGGGTCGCGGAAGCGGAATGCATGCAGCGAGCCGAGCCGCGCCTCGAAAAACGCCATCACGGTGTAGAGGTCGTCGATGGAGCGTAGCCCCGTGCCGGCATCGTAACGCCGGCGCGATCGCGCCGTGCGTGCATTCCGGTGCTCGCGGCCGGAGCTCAGCGTCACGATCTCGGTGCGCCGTTCCGGCCCGCCGGTCGTGCCGAAAGACAGCGCCACCGGAAACAGGACGTCATGGAATCCGTTGCTCATCTTCGCCTCAAAGCGTGCGTGTGCCACGCGACACGGCGCGGGCAAGCATGCCCGACAGCTGCGCCTCGGACTTGCGGAAGGACGCCGCATCCGGCGTCGACACGTTGAACACCACCGTCACGCCCGCCGCCCCGCCGCCGGCGGCAACGCCCAGCCGCCCGTCAGCGCCGCGCTGCAACGGCATGATCGCCTCCGGCCCCGCCTCGCCCATCAGGCCGACATTGCCGCCGCCCATCGGGAAATAGCTCGGCGCGGCGACGACACCGCCGGCGGCGAACGGCACCACGCCGCCCTGCGCGAAGGGCAGGATTTTGCCAAGCCCGCCGAACAAGCCGCCTAGCAAGCCGCTAAACAGGTTGCGCAACGGCGACAGGCCCTGCTCCAGCGCCATGGAAGCGAGGTTCAGCGCCAGCCGTCGCAGAACGTCCTCCAGCGAGCGGCCGGACACGACCGCGCCCTTGAGTGCGCCGGTCAGCTGGCCGCCAAACCGTTCGGCGAGGTCGCCGAGCCCGTTCAGCGCCTCCGCAAACTGCGTCGTGTCGGCATTGATGCGCACTGTCACGTCATCGGCCATGTCCGGTCCTCTCATCGTTCGCATCGGGGAAGCGCCGCATCAGCGCGTCGAGCACGGCGCGCGCCGGCGCACCGCGCATCGGGCGCGGCAGCAGCGCCGCCATTTCGCGCGGCGTGCAGCGCCAGAAGGCGGAAGGGGCAAGCCGCAGACGGCCGAGACCCAGGGCGATCATCTCATCCCAGGGAAAAGGCTGCGCCCGGTCGTCTGCGGCCGTCAGGGGTTTTGGGGCGCGTCTCCCGCGCCGCCGCCCGCACCGCCAAAGGTGGCGGTCAGCAGTTCCGAGGCGATCGCCGCGAAGCCCGCCGCGCCTCCGTCGCACTGCATCCCCGTCACCTTCTCATCAGCAATGTCGTTGCCCGCGCCGCGCAGCCCCGCGCCGATGATGCGCACAAGGTCGGATGCCGAAAGCTTCCCGGTCGAGAAGCGCGCCACCAACGCGCCGAGGTCGTCGGCGGCAAAGGCGCTTTCCAGCTCGGCCAGCGCCCCCAGCGTCAGGCACAGGAGATACGGCCGGCCGTCCAGCGTTGCGACGATCTCGCCGCGTCGTCGGTTTGGATGCATCAGGCCACCTCGAAGCTGATGGCGCCGGCCGATTCCAGCGCGACCTCGAAGGTCACCTCGCCATCATGGCTGCCGCCATATTCCAGCGCGGTGATCTGGAACGGCCCCGCGACCGTGCCTAAATCAGGAATGACGAGCTGCCATGCGCCCATCCGCCCCTCGAAGAAGGCCTGCCGCATCAGCATGTCGGAGGCCGCATCCTTGAAGATACCGGCGCCGCTCACCGAGGCGCGCTGCACGCCGCTGCCGCCCAGCAGCTCACGCCAGCGCCCGGCGGAATCGGCATCGGTCACGTCGACCGTCTCGCTGTTGAAGGCGAGCCGCTTGGTGCGCAGCCCCGCCACCGTCACGAAACTGCCGGCGTCGTCGTCCCTGAGCTTCAGGAGAATATCCTTGCCCCGTTGAGCGACCATGCGGCCCCTCCTTTCAGAATGTTGGAATGGAATGAAGCGGCGTTCAGGCCGCCGGCTCAGTTACGGCGCGGAAGCGCAGCAGGCCGTGATGCACCGAAAGGTCGTCGTCATAACGATCTCGGAAAATTCCAGGCGAAGGCTGACCAGGTGATGGCCGTCCATCGACAGCGTCGCGTCATGGAGACATGCGGCCACGCTGTCGGCGATCGCATGCGTCTCCTTCTTCCCCTGCCCCTTCGACCAGACATGGATCGTCAAAAGCTGCTCCGTGCCGCTTTCGGTGCCCGTGCTCCAGTCGTAGATGCTGGTCCTGCCGAAGGTGATGTAGGGAAACTGCACGCTGGCGGGCGCCAGGTCGTGGATGCGGCCCGGCCCGAGAATGGTCTGGAGGTCGACATCGCCAGCCAGCGCCGCGAATATCGCCTTCTGAAGTTCAGCGGCCGGCGCGGACATGGTCCCTCCCCGGCTCACGCCGCATCGTCTCCTGTGCCAGCCTTGTCGGATCGCCCGCCGCCACGGTCCTGCCCGTCCGCATCGTCACCTTCTCGGCCTCATTGTGCGCATGCCCGCGCAGCGCGCGCAACATGCCGTCCAGCGTCATCTGCATCGCCACCTTCATGACTGCACCTCGTTCGCCAGGCAGACGAGATAGCGGCCAGTCTCGTCCGGATCGTGCACCGTGCGTATGTCGAAGAACCGGCCGTCCCGCGCGAAGCGCATGCCGCTCGCGACATCCGCTCGGTGGCGCAGCGTGATGCGGTGGCTCACGCTCTCCAGCGTCTGCCCCGCGCCGAAGCGGCTGTCGGCCCGCTGCGGCTCAACATGGGCGAACAGGCTGGCTACCTCCACCCAGTCTTCCGTCCGCCCGCCCATGCCGTCTGCCACGGCGACGACCGCCATCAGCCGCAGTTCGGTCCGCAGCCGGCCGGGATCGATGAATGACAGCTTCATGCCAGCCTCCGCGGAATGTAGGTCGCCAGAAGCCGCGTATAATCGTCAGGAATGGAGACCGGCTGGCTCGCCGCCCCGAAGGAAGCACGGAACTCGTACCAATGCGCCACCAGCATCAAGATGGCGCGCTTGAGGAGGTCCGGCACGTCCGCCCCCGCCTCACCGAAGCCGGTGCGGAAATCCACCTCGATGCCGTTCATCGTCCGCAGCCGCCCGGGCGGCTGGCGGAAATGCAGCCGCGCCGGCGCCGAAGCGGAATCGAGCAGATAGGTTTCGGGGTCCAGCACCCGCGCCTCGCCGTCGGCGCCATAGGCCGTCACCGAGAGGACCTCCTTCACTGGCCCCCGCTTCAGCCGCACCATGGACGAGCGTGGTACGTCGTCCAGCGTCATGCGCCAGTCCTGGTCGATCAGCGCCAGCGAGGTCGTCCGCTCCACCTCTTCCGTCGCAGCCGCGATAAGACTGCCGATCAGTTCGTCCTCTGAGCCATGGGCGATACGCAAATTTGCCTTGGCCTCTGCGACCGAAACCGCCATCGCGCCCGGCGCGACCGTCCTGAATAATGTCAATTTGCTGCTCCGTCGCTCGTCATGGAATTTGTCGGCGGTCCCGGCAGGAGAACGACCGGGACCGCCGGTGGCGCGGCGCGCGGGCGAACCCGCCCGCGCCGGAGTCAGGCCGTGCCGAACTTGACCAGCTTGATGGCGTCGAAATCCTGCACGCCGCCGCCAACACGCTTGGTCGTGTAGAAGAGCACATAGGGCTTGGCGGAATACGGGTCGCGCAGCACGCGCACGCCGGTGCGGTCCACCACGAGATAGCCGCGTGCAAAATCGCCGAACGCGATCGGCGTGGCGTCGGTCGCCATGTTGGGCATGTCCTCGGATTCGACCACCTGGAAGCCCATCAGCATGGCGCGGCCGCCCGGAGCGGCCGGCGGCTGCCAAAGATAGTTCCCGTCGCCATCCTTGATCTTGCGCAGCGCCGCCTGCGTGCGGCGGTTCATCACCCAGCTGGCATTCTGGCGATAGCCGGCCTTCAGCGCATAGATCGTGTCGATCAGCACGTCGGCTGGATCGGTCTCGGCGAAATCGCCTGCCTCGCCCGTCGCCACATAGCCGATCTTGCCCCATTCCCAGGCGCTTTCCGCTGCCTTGGCATAGCTGAGGAAACCCTTGGGCTTGTTGGTGCCGTCGCCGGAAACGAAGGCGGTGCCCTCCTGCTCCGCGAAGGCGGTTTCGATCTCCGCCGAAATCCAGCGGTCGAGATCGACCACGCTGTCCTCCAGCAGTGCCGGCGTCGCTGCCGGCATGGCGTAGAGCTCGGCGGTCGGGAACTGGAGTTCATCCAGCGTCGGGCTTGCAGTCTGGCTGCGCGCGGCCGTCTCGGCCGCCCAGCCAACCACCGGGCCCGTCACCGAAAACGGCTTCTTCAGCACCGCGCTCGACACCTGCCGCACCGTGGCGATCGAGCGGATCGGCGAAATCTGCGCCAGCTTGCCACCGATCTCCTGCTCGATCGCCGCCGGCACCAGATAGCCGCCATCGGCAGCCGAGCCATAGGACATCGCCTTCTGCTCGATCGCCTTGAGCTGCCGGTCGTCGCCGCTGCGCAGATAGGCGTGGAAGGCCTCCTTGTGCTCCAGCGCAAGCGGCGCCGCCGCCGCGCCGCCCAGTTCCGGCCGGGCGCGTTTCAGGATCAGGCGGTCCATCGCCTTTTTCTGTTCGTCCATCGCATGGGAAATGCGATCGATCTTCTCCGACGTCACGACATCCGCGCCCATCCGGCTTTCGATCTGGCGCAGGCGCTCCTCATTGGCGTCCTTGAAGCCTTCAAAGGCCGACATGAAGTCGTCGAAGGCCGCGCCGATCTCGCCGTCCGCGCTCTTGGTCTCAGGTGCATGCATGTGGTCAAACCTCATCTGTGGCGGTTCCTCTGCTTGAACAGTCGTGCGGCCCGGCGGATCGTCCCCGCCAGACCGGATTGGGATTGGAATGGATGTTGCGGAAGGCGCTGTCGCGCGCCCTTCACCTGCGTCACCCGCGCTTCGGGCAGCATGGGAAAGGTCACGACAGAGATTTCCCAGAGATCCGCTTCGCGTATCCTGCGGATGCCGCTCCCGGCCTCGCGACGCGCCCGCACCGAGCGGAAGCCGATCGACAGCCCGTCGAGCGCGCCGCTGCGCATCAGCGCATGCACGTCGCGCGCCCTGGCCGAGCCCAGCACCAGCCGTCCGCGCACGAACAGCCCACGCTCATCCTCCCGCACCTCTTCCCAGAAGCCGATCGGCTCCTTGGGATCATGCTGGAAGAGCATGCGGATGCCGGCGGCACCCCGTTTGGCCATCGACGCCGCAAACGCGCCCCGCTCCACCACGTCGCGCCCCAGATCGATCTTGCCGAAAAGGCTGGCATAGCCGCTGAAACTGCCCGTCGCGTTCACTTTCTCGATCGCGACAGGCACAAATTTCCGTTCGCGGACCGCATCGGCCCCCGCATCATCCATGATCCTGCTCCTTGAACTTATTCGGCCGGCGGAACCGGCTTGCGGCCCAGCGCGCGCTGGAGCAGCCCCAGCGCCCACCATGCGCAGAGGCTGGCGGCAGCCGAGCCCATCAACATGCGCTCGCCGGGTCCAAGTGCCGCGCCGATGCCGAGTTCGGTCGCCAGCTTCAGCCCCGCCGCGCCGCCGAAGACGAGGCCGCAGGCCACGCCCACGGCAAAGCGTATCGCGGCCTCGCGCCGGCCGTTGGGCAGCACATAGGCCAGCGAGATCGCCGACCCGGCAACCGCACCGCCAGCCTTCGCCACCCAGAGCCACGCGCTCTCGGGAAGGTCGTTCATGAGATGTCCTTTCGGTGGCGAATAGCGAATAGAAATCCGCTCGCATCCCGCTACCCGCTACTCGCTATTCGCTTCCCGTACCCCACCGCTTCCCGCTTCTCGTCGTCGCTGAGGAAGGTCGCCGCATTGACCCGCTGCCACAGCGCCTCGCGCTCGCTGGAAAGCCCGTCCACCTGGTCGAGATCGATGCCAAGGCGAAGATCGCCGCCAAACGGGGGCGCCAGCCAGGCGGTCAGTTCGGCTGCGATGCGCATGGCAAGTGGCAGCACCGTCAGCCGGTAGAAGGCGCGGTTCGCCTCCTGCCCGCCGGGCCCCGGATTTCGAAACGTCAT